CAAGCGCCTCGAAGAGTCGGCCAACCAGATGACCAACTTCCAGGGCAATCGACGGTACACCCTGAAGTCGAATGGGAAGCCGAACACCAGGAAGTATTTCTGGTCGGTCAAGACCGAGAAGATCGAGCACGCCGACGGTGACGTCGAAGAGTTCCGGGTCCGTCCCATTTTCGATGACGATGGTTGGATCATCGACTTCGAGATCCTGGGCGATGAGGAGATGGCTCAGTCCGTCGATCTCGGCTCGGTGCACCTGTCAACGATCATGACCGGCGTTGAGCACTACGGCGTCAAGGGGATGCGTTGGGGTTTTCGCCGAACTCGTGAGGCGCCAATGGCAGTGGCCACCTCTGCCACCTCTCGGGTTCCGCATGGTAGGAAGCGTCAGACCAAGATCGACGTCAAGGGCGGGGAGAACCATCCCGCTCACGACGACGCTATCAAGGTGGCCGAAGCACGAAGCAAGCTCAAGAAGAGCGGTACCGCGGCGTTGTCCAACCAGGAACTCCGTGAGGTGGCCAATCGGCTGCAACTCGAAGCTCAGGTGGCTACGCTGACCTCGAGTCGGGGTCAGAAGTTCGTCATGCGAGAGCTCGAGACCGGTACCCGTCAGGCGGTCAAGAGCGGAACCAAGGCGGGAGCCAAGCGTCTCGCAACGGACGTCACGAAGAAGAAGGTGAAGAAGGCGGCAGCCACGGCGGCTGTGGCTGCTCTGCTCTAGAAAGGAGGGGTTACGTGGCACTGTCCAATACTGCAGTCCCGGTGTACTACGGGCAGTTTCGCCACGCGGTGATGCACGGTGAAATTCCGGTCAATCGGGAGATCTCTTTGGAGATGAACCGGATTGACGCGCTCATCAAGAACCCTAACTACTACTACGACGATCAGGCGGTGGAGGGATTCCTTCGCTTCTGCGAGGGAGAGATGACTCTGACAGAGGGGTCGGACCTCCACCTTCTGTTCACCTTCAAGCTTTGGGCCGAGCAGATCTTCGGCTGGTACTACTTCGTGACCCGGTCGGTCTACGTCCCCTCGGACGGAGACCATGGGGGGCACTACGAGGAACGGACGGTGAAGATCCGTCTGATCAAGAAGTTCTACCTCATCGTGGCTCGAGGGGCGGCCAAATCGATGTTCGCGGCATTGATCCAAGCGTACTACATGACCGTTGATACCTCGACCACCCATCAGATCACAACGGCCCCGACCATGAAGCAGGCGGAAGAGGTCATGTCCCCCATCCGCACTGCCATAACTCGTGCTCGGGGTCCGTTGTTCATGTTTCTCACCGAAGGCTCGATGCAGAATACCACGGGCAATCGGATGTTGAGACAGAAGTTGGCCGCTACCAAGAAGGGTATCGAGAACTTCCTTACTGGATCGTTGCTCGAGATCCGACCAATGGCCATCAACAAGCTTCAGGGTCTACGAACCAAGATCGCCACCATTGATGAGTGGCTATCCGGTGATCTTCGAGAGGATGTCATCGGTGCCGTTGAACAGGGCGCTTCCAAACTTGACGACTACTTGATTCTCGCCATCTCTTCGGAGGGAACCGTTCGCAACGGTTCGGGTGACACAATCAAAATGGAACTCGCTGACGTACTAAAGGGCGAGTATTACGCACCTCACATCTCGATCTGGCACTACAAGTTGGACGAGTTGGAGGAAGTTGGCGATCCAGCCATGTGGTTGAAGGCCAACCCAAATCTTGGGCAAACAGTGACGTACGAGACATATCAGTTGGACGTCGAACGCGCCGAGAAGGCTCCGGCAGCGCGCAACGATATTCTCGCCAAGCGCTTTGGTATCCCGATGGAGGGGTATACGTACTTCTTCACTTACGAAGAGACGTTGATTCATCGTGTCCGCGAGTTCTGGCAACTACCCTGTGCATTGGGGATGGATGCTTCGCAGGGCGATGACTTCTGGGCCTTCACTTTCCTCTTCCCGCTAGGTGGAGATCGTTACGGAATCAAGACTCGGAGCTACATTACCGAGCGTACACTCTTCTTGTTGCAGGCTGCTATGCGTCAGAAGTATGACGAGTTCATCGCTGAGGGTAGTCTTCATGTGATGAACGGTACGGTGCTGAATTGGGAAGAGATTTACGACGACATGGATGCGTTCATCATGGCGTCAGAGTACGACGTTCGCTGCTTTGGTTACGATCCGTACAACGCCAAAGAGTTCGTCAAACGTTGGGAGATGGAGAATGGTCCTTTCGGTATCGAGAAGGTTATTCAGGGAGCTAAGACGGAATCTGTTCCGTTGGGTGAACTGAAGAAGCTATCCGAAGACCGGAATCTCATATTTGATCAGGTGCTGATGTCGTTTGCCATGGGTAACGCCATCACTCTGGAAGATACCAACGGTAATCGTAAGCTCCTCAAGAAGAGACAGGAGGAGAAGATCGACAACGTGGCGGCCCTCATGGACGCCTATATTGCCCTCAAAGCCAATCAGGAGGCCTTCGAGTAATGCCGCCCGGAATCACTAGGGCTCAGATAGTCACCGACCCGAGGATGTTGGACGAGTCTTTGGGTAACGAGTTCATGCGACTCGTGTTGTTTGACGAAAACGGCAATCCGTTCAATCTAGTCGGTGGGGAGACAGGACCTCCCGGACCGATGGGCCTTCAAGGTCCTCCTGGAGACCCAGGCGCAAAGGGAGACAAGGGTGATACGGGAGCTACCGGATCTCCTGGCCCAACAGGACCGCCTGGTATTCAGGGACCTCAGGGAATCAAGGGAGACAAGGGCGACAAAGGTGATCTGGGTCCGAAAGGTAATCCGGGCGAGCCGGGACCTCAGGGACTCAAGGGCGACAAAGGTGATACCGGTAATACCGGCAGTCAAGGACTTCAAGGACCCAAGGGCGATACTGGTTTCATCGGTCCTCAAGGGGTAAAGGGCGACAAGGGCGACAAGGGTGATCAAGGAGAATCCGGTGCGTTGATCGGGACACCGACTCCTTGGCTGGCTGAGACGATTCCGAATGGTTATTTGGAATTCAACGGACAAGCCATTACCCAAGCTCAGCATCCAATTCTGTTCGGCCTGTTCGGAGGAACTCTGCCGGATCTGCGGGACAAATTTCTCATGGGTGCCAGTACCAATGACCCAGTCGGGTCTCAGGGTGGCGCCGCCGCGGTGTCTTTGTCTTACGCACAAGTTGGCGTACCCCCGCATGGTCACGCGGATACGTTCGCGAACGGCACCAACGATCTGGATCAAACCGCTGGCTGGAATATTCCGACTGGTAACAGCTCTTGGTCAGCGGGGTTGGCGGCTGCTGGTTCGTCGTTCCAAGTGGCGAAGAACAATGGTACACTCGGTTCCTGGGTGAGTGGTGTTCACACGCATCCGTTGAACGGTGCAGTTACCGCTCATGCCGGAACTCCTGCAACCGCACACGAGAATCGCCCGCCGTATCGAGCTGTCAAGTGGATCACGAGAGCTGGCTGAAAGGAGGTCTTTAGTAATGCCTGCTGGACGTATGCAAGCCGTCGTTATTCTTGATCCGACGATTCGTGAGGGTCAAGAATTTGTCCGGGTGGCACTATTCGACGAGAATTTTCAGCCACTCAACCTGGTCGGTGGAGAACAGGGAGAGCGAGGCCCTATGGGCCTTCAAGGTCCCCCAGGAGAGAAGGGGGCAAAGGGCGACAAGGGAGACAAGGGAGATACTGGTACTACCGGAGCAAAGGGCGATATTGGTGCTCAAGGACCGCAAGGTCCTGCGGGTCCGAAAGGTGATACCGGGAATACTGGTGGAGCAGGACCGCAGGGACCCCCTGGGGATACCGGTCCTCAAGGGCAGAGTGTGACTGGTCCGGCTGGACCGACAGGTCCGGCTGGTATTCAAGGACCTGCGGGTCCGAAAGGTGATACCGGAGCTCAAGGTCCTCAGGGCAATCAAGGTATACCTGGTCCTGATGGTCAGGCACTTATCGGCATGCCGTTGCCGTGGCTAGTATCAGCCATTCCGGCTGGATATTTGGAGTTCAACGGCCAAGCTATTACTGCGGGTGCTA